GAACTAAAGTGTGATCCACTACAAACAGAGTACGATCCACATCCTCGCACAAGGCTTTTAGCGTGGGCTTACAAGAGAATCATTGCTAACTTCCGACTAATGGTCATCAACAGACCCAAATTTGTGGACAAGTTGGGACATGATGTCGACATTGAAGACTCAGAGAAGTTTACCTTTGACAACTTCAGCAACTTAAGATGCTGGATAACTGGTGCTGAAATACCAAGCTTCGAGATGGCATTGACCTTGTCTTACATAGGTGTGATGCATAATAAGGATGATGGTGTTGAGGTGACTGGCTATTTGAGCATGTTCGACAAGATCATTGAACAGGAAAAAGCAATGAGGAAAGCTCGACCAGAGTTTCTTGGCTATAAGGACCCTTCTGTTGATGATCTAAGAAGTCACGAATTCAGTCAAACCTGGGTTCGCGGAATTGGATACGCAATCAAGAGAGAGATTATGAGAAAACATGGTTTGACTAATGATGAAGCATTTTCTCACTGGTTTGAGACTGAATTCTTTAAGAAGGCTCATGCTGAAACATCTTTTAAGCTGGCAACAATGAAGGCTTCCGCTGTTGTCGATCCAGAAGAGAACGATCAGTTCGACAGCAGGACAAAATCAACAATGAACAAAAGACGCAAAGTTGCAGAGGCTGTTCTGGAGCACACAGAGAATTTTGAAGACGATATGAAAGCCATCAGACCACTCTTCTCTGTTGATGACATGATGGAGACCTTGAACGATCGATCATCCAGAAACATATTTTGCAATCTCTTCAAAAAGAATCAAATTGGTGGTGTGAGAGAGATTTTTGTTTTGGAGTGGTTGGCGAGAGTGATCATCTTGTTTGTTGAGACTGTTTCCAAAGTTGGTTGTGATCAGATAGACGCAGAAATGATGACAAAGAAGGGAGCGAAAGACCACAGACAGTCCCAACACAATAGGAAGGTTGCTCAGAGAATGGAAAACCATCCTGGGCTCTATGCTGTATCAATCTCGAACTCAAATGATGCAAAAACCTGGGCCCAGCAGTTTGTCAATCCTGTTTTTGCAGCAATGTTCCACTCCCTGTTGCCAAAGAACCTGTTCTTTATGGTGTGTCGAATCTTGAATGCACACACTAGCAAATTGCTAGAACTTCCCTATAAGCTGCTTGAACAATTTGTCAAGAGACCGGATCAGGTCACTAGCAATGAGAACATCAAGGAGCTTAGATCCCAATTCCTAACTGATGGAGGAACACATGATCTGATAGAAGCAGGATCTATCTACCTCAAAAACACTTCTAACATGATGCAAG